CGTAAGTAATCTCTTATTTCTTTGTTAGGCACTTCATTCTTAAAGAACGTTTCAAAGTCAATATAGTTTCTTTGTACGCTTTTAAGAAAGTTATCTCGAAGTTCTTCATAGTTCATTACTGACTCCAGCGTTTAATCATACTCTCGAAATCATCTCGCATAGCAGCACTTGTTAGCTTAATAATACGATTCTTATGTGTTTCGTAGTGCTTACTATCTTTGGTGTAGTCAATCCAATCATTTGTCATTGGAGTAGGGTTCTTTACAAAGAGAGTTACACGCTCTCTTACAGGTTCGAAAGCCCAAATAGCACTTTTACATTCATAAGCTAAGCCACCGTCATCAGTGATACGCTTAACTTCTTCATAAGTTCTGATCATGTAGTTTGCTGAGTGATGTCCTAATATTTTACGCATTTACTAATTCCACTTCTTCAGTTGTTTCAATCCATACTTTAGCACCACAGGATAGTGGTTTGTCAGGACTATACACGACTTTCGTATGGCCATTAATGATTACTTGATGTGCATAGTCGTTCTTGCCACCACCTTTTACGGTGATGACAGGATTTCTTTCGCCAGACTTAGCGTTGGCTCTTATAACGTGTTGATTAATGTGAATCCTCTTCAACATATTCATCAGCCCTTTCTATTTCTTTTGCTGCTTCTAATAATTCTTCGAATTCATATGATTCAGGCCATGCTCTGTCTGCAAGATAGCCTTGTTCGTTTAAGACAATAATGGCTAAACGTAAGTGTTCTTCTAGTTTATCATCTTGATCACGACGACTAGACTCTACGCTTTCTTCTATTACCTCGTTTCTGATTAACGCTTTCTTTACTTCTTTAGGTGCATCAGAGACTAAGTAGTCTACTCTGTCGTAGTCGTTGTTGTGTATTGCTTCTGTTATCTCGTTAAAGTAGAAGTGATACATTCCAGGTGTTCTTTTTCTCATGGCTGAATTCCTTCTGCTAGTACAAATATTCTTTCAGAGTATTCTTCATCATCTTTATAGTAGTCGTTCGACATCTCTATAAAGTGATCCGTTTCTTTTATTATGGTGTACGCTTCTTTCTCCTCTTCATCAAATGGATCCCATTTAGTCATTCGTTTAGCCTCTCGGATAGCCCTGTCGTGATCCTTAAAGACGCCTCTGAGGTAAAAGTGTCTAGCGCCTTTGTGGTTACTCTTCGAGTATACTACGTAGACTACGTTATCGTGCTTTATCATCTTTGTTCCTTTCTTAGACGTACTTAAAGGATTCCTATAAGGATATCCCCTCTCCCCCCTATAAGGGTGTGTTTTAAGCGCTACATACGTTTGCCCCAGAAGACTAAGTAATTCTTTTGGGCTTGTGTTACGTATGTATCAAAGCGACCGCTGTTTCTCATCTTTTCACATATTTCACTGCATTGATCCATACCGTCTCTTGGGTCTGCTTTGTCTCTTGCTATGTATATTACTTCATATTCCATTAGTATACCTCTATTTGTGTTTCAGTGTCGTATGGTCCATCGTGTACAGCGTCGTCTTCATAGTCTACATATAGTGTTATGTATACTGCTTCATCTTTAATCTCCAGTGGACACTCTGTACGTTCTCCATCGATCCAGACGAACAGGGAGTCTCCTAGGGTAGCTGCAAACTTAACTACATCAGGATCTGTGTCATGACAAAGAGTGATCTCATCGTATGACCAGTCATAGGCATACCAGTGAGCATCATCGAGTGTATTGCTTTTGAATTCGAGATCATAACTAGAGGAATAAAAGTTACGAACATCAGAGCTAATTGTTAGTGACATTGTAGTGTTCCTTTCAGTGGTTAAATATACTATCAATTACGAGGATTAATAATAGTGGTACGGTACTCCAGAGTATAACTTGAAGCCACCATTCGAATGGAGGTATCATTTTAAAAATTCCTTATAGCGGTAGAACTGTCCCTTATTAGAATTACGCAAGGGCTTACGCCCCTGCGCTGTTATTTACGGAATCCTTCAAAGAATATCATGAAGGTTAGGAAGATAGTTATTAGGGTGACTAGCCCATGCATATCCATGGTTAATCCAAAGCGTCTTCTACTTTATAATCAGGTATAGCTGTAGCTTCAGGTCTCTCACCTTGCCAACCTAGAGGACAGAAAGTATAGTCATCAAAGCGTGGAAGTATCTTTTCAAGATAAGTATAGTTATATTGATTACGATGGACTTCTCGGATTATTCTGGCATTGTATCCATAATAGTAATGGAAATCACACTTGATATGGCCTTTGGTATCCATCCAGATATGAGACAGGTTAATTGGGAAGTCTTTAATTACGACAATTGGATTAACTTCAAGTCGTATTAGTTGTACTTTTCTGAATCTGAGAGAGCCAGAGTGTACTGGATATTCATGCACCGATACAATTGGTTGTCCTGTGTAATCATAACCAGAGTAATTATGAGTTGTATGGTACTTCTCTAGGACTTTTTCAGCGGCATTCATGTCATCATAAGTAGCAGGTACTTTATAGAAGATGTCAAGGTCTCTACAACCCCAACCATGATGCCAATCACGAGGTGCGCCTCCAGCAACATAGCCTATAGTTCCTTTGGGCATACTTTTAAGGAATTTGTTTAGTTGATATTTTGCAGCTGCTTGTTGAGCTTTAGGCCACATTCCAGTTGAAAGGTCGGATCTTAATGTGATTGTATAGTCCATAATGTATTCCTTTTCGTTTGATGGATATGGTGTGAGAGGCAACCAGAATTAGTTACCTCTCGAAGTTGCTTTAGAAGTCAGTTGGAAGTTCGGTTGATGTTGTTTCAACAAGATCGAAGTCAACTGAAGCTTCAGGTGTATATTCGATATGGTTAGTTATTTGTACAGCCATCAGAACTGTTTTACTACCGTTAAATGCACGAGGTGACGGATAAGTGAAGACAATTAAGTTAGCTGTAGAACCATTACCAATTGGCTTATCAAACGGTTCTTTAGCCATGTCAACTACACGAATAGTATTTAGTTTACCGTCTTTATTCTTTTCAGCACGACTTATGTTTAATGCGAAGTTGCCATTAGGTAATTCTCGTATTTTACCAAACTTTTGAAGTTCAGCTATGCGGTCTTTACCAAATTCGAGTTGTATGTCGTACTGTGTAGCACCGAAAGGATTGGTTTCAGCCTTGTATACTTTAGCATAGTTAACAGCTACGTTGCGAATGATTGTCTGTGTCATATTAATCTCCTGTAGTTATGACATTTGGTTCATATTTATACACACAAAGGCACATGCCCTTGCAGTTTCCTTCACGTAAACTCGTAAATAATTCCAAAGTGGAACTATTTAGGTAATTTTCCTGTCTCCTTCCATCTGTTAGTTACTTTTTCTAATGCCTCGAACATAATTGCGTCAATGACATTGCCGAATTCTGCTGCAGAGTTATCTGTAAGACCATATTTAGTTATCCAATCACTGTATTGTCTCGTAGTAAAGTCAGCATCAAACTCCTCAATGACAGCATCAAATGCCTCATCAAGTTTTTCTGCGAGTGTTTTAGCCTCCGCTATCATATTAATATCCACATTACGCTCCTGTTGTTCTGCGTGATTGTTTGATCTCTTCTTGAGCTATAGCATCTCCCATAAGATCTTCTAGCTCTGTTTGTCTTTGATTTACAAGTTTACGTTCTTGTAATTCAACCATGGCATCTTGAATTAACTCCTCAATTTGCCGATTAGACATATCGGTAATGTCAATTGCTTTCATTACTTTCTTCCTTTCTTTGCTTCCTCTGCCTCTTTCCAAGTGAAATATACTACACCGTCCACTATATAGTACCGCATTGTTTGTCTCCTTTTCGCCAGCACCAAAAAAAAAGAAGGGAAGCCCCCACCGCCAAACGACGGCGGGAGCAAGCACCGACCCTAGAACGCGAACTCTTCAGCCGCGCCAGCCTCTTCCGCCGCAACAGAACCGAAAGGCTCCGAAGAGACAGCACAGAAGTAGCCAGACGAATTACCAGCTACCCCCAAGAAGACGGCTTTACCAGAAGACACAGCTTCACGAACCGCTTCAAGAAGCGAACGAGCCGCAGGAGAGCCTTCACCGCCAGGGAGACCACCTGACAACGCAATGAAAGTCTCCGAACGACCAGACACCGAGCAAGTCGCTACCACCGACAAACCCAGCTGACCACGGCGAGACTTAAACGGCTTCAGCCCCGACAGGACCACCGCAGTCTCCACCGCAGGAACAAAGGACTCCGCAAGAACGGGAGCCGAACCCAGCTTCAGCGAGTAGGAAGTAGGGATGTAGCCTTCAACAGAGTTAGTTGAGACAACGGCGATTTGTGTGTTTGAGTTTTGCATAGCAGTTCCTTTCAAGAACGCAAGTTACGGGCAGGGACGCCCAGAGAGCTACCAACAGCGGCAACCCACGAGGCCACGGGAGGGAGGAAACCCGCAGCCACGAGGACAGCCGACCCCCAGCCGCCACACGACGGCAAGGGAAGGGGCAAGAGGGAAGACGGAAGGCTCACGACGCCAACGCACGCGAGGACGCAGGAGCCACGGCGCAGAACCACCGCGAAGGAGACCAGCCAGAACGGACGCCGAGGGAGACAGGCGCACCCGACGCACGGGCCGCACGGAGAGAGGCGACCAGCGCAGACACCGCTTCAGGCGCAGAACGACCCACGCGACACGACAGCGGCGACGCAGACCCCACGACCCAGACAAGGACGGAACGAGAAGACGCACACCAGCCGAGGCGAGCAACAACGCAAGGCCGAGACCAGACGACAACAGAAAGAGGAGAGAGAGAACGAGCAGCGAGAGAAGAAGAAGACACAACAGCACCCCACAAAAAGAGAAAGAACGGACCACCCGCCAAGCAACGGCAGAACCGCCGCGCAGCAGGAGGGAGAGGCAACCACGCCCCACCCGCCAGCAGACGGCAAGGCACAGAGTGGGGGGCCGCAGAAAAAGAAAAGGATATGCACAGCGCCTTCACATCTTTTTTAGACACAGAGAAAGAAGGGGCGTTAGATTTTCCTTTATAAACACACCCTTATAGGAAAATTTTGAGGACTCCTACTATGAAGAACAAACGTAAGCTGGAATTGCTCAAAGAAGCCAATAAAAGAAAGCAATTACAAGCTTACAAGGACGACTTTGAACTATTTTCCAAAGAACAAATTAGAATTATTACAAAGAATGCTAGCCAAGGCTTTGTTCCTTTCGAGTTTAATGAAGCACAAATCATAATTAATACAAAATTAGAAGAACAGCTCAAAGAAACTGGTAAAGTCAGAGCAATTGTACTCAAAGCGCGGCAGCAAGGCATCAGTACTTACTGTGCTGCTAGAGTATTTTGGAAGACATTCTTTACCCCCTATACTAGATCAGTAGTTATGGCACACGATAGTGCTACTTCTGATGCTCTTTTCAACATGAGTCGTAATATTATTGACAATATGGAAGAGCCACCAACGCTTAACAAGTCTAATGCCAAGGAAATCTTATTTGAACACAATAAAAGTGGTTACAGACTGTATACAGCAGGTGCTAAAGAAGCTGGACGCGGTACAACTCCTACTATTGCACACTTATCTGAAGTAGGTTTCTGGCAATTTGACGAACAAATACTTGCTGGCCTATTCCAAGGCATTAGTCAGGAAGATGGTACAGAAGTAATACTGGAAAGCACCGCAAATGGAGCTTCGGGGGAGTTTTATCGGCTGTATCAGGGCGCTATGAGAGGTGAAAATGAGTATATTCCAATATTTTTACCTTGGTTTATTACCAAAGAATATCGCAGATCTGCACCTGAAGACATGGAACTCACGGAAGAAGAATGGGAACTGTTAGAACGACACGATTTAGACAACGATCAACTTTATTGGCGACGTTTAAAAATAGCAGAGTCGGGGGAACGAAAGTTTAAACAAGAATACCCTGCAACTCCTGAAGAAGCTTTTTTAGTAACTGGTAATTCAGTGTTTGATCAAGAAATTATTAACGGTATACAAGTAAAAGCTCCAGAGTATATAAGACACTTTGACGAAACGAGTAAATACTTTGAAGATGCTAGGGAAGGCCACCTTGAAATGTGGATTCCACCAAACTTTGATGATAGATTTATTATTGGCGCAGATGTGGCGCTAGGTGTAGGGCAAGATTACAGTACAGCTGTAGTATTAAATAAAGAGAGGCAAGTTTGTGCGCTATTTAGAGATAACTTCACGGATCCTAGTAATTTTGGCGATATTTTATTCTATCTGGGCAGATACTTCAACAATGCTTTACTAGCAGTAGAGAGTAATAGTCTAGGAATTGCTACTCTTAATAGATTAAAGCAAATGAATTACATTAATCTCTATTATCAGACTAAAGCAGCTAGTCTTCTTGACGATGAAGGTGGTAAACCTGGGTTTAGAACTACCGTAGGAACTAAACCTATGATTATCGGCAACTTAAAACGAGCTGTTGAAGAGGCAGATATAGAAATACTTAGTGATATTATTGTCGGAGAATTAAGAACTTATGTCTCAGCAGACAACGGGTCCACTAATGCCCTCGCAGGAAACTATGATGATACTGTTATGGCTCTTGCAATTGCATTCGAAGCCTACAGAACACATCAACACAGATTAACAGATGATAAAGTATCATGGCGAGACAAACTAGGCTCGTTTGAACAGGAGAACACACAATGGCTATAAGGGGTGATGAAAACCATCCAGGTTTAAAGAATCTTGTCTCTATAAAAGATTCTGAAATGGCTGATGAGTGGCGTAAACGAGGACTAGAGGTGCGCCGAAAGAATAAAGAAAAGCGCGAATTGGCTAAACAAACAATAATGGCTATGAAAGAGTTAGGTGATGAAGCACCTGACGCTATTCAAGCACTCAACTATGTATTAGTACAAGCAATGGAAGATGGCGATACTGATCAAATTGTAAAGGTTGCCAGTATACTTGCTGAATATCAAGCACCAAAGCTTTCTAGACAAGATGTTACACAAACAAATCTTGATGCGGCAGACTTAACAGACGAAGAATTAGAGGAAGAGCTTTCTAAGCTTACTCTTCAGTGATCTACCGTTGTCCTCACCTAGTCAGGGCTGCTAGGGGTAGTAGAAAGCCCACTTATCGAAGTCCTGTAGTAAGCTATATTGATAACGAAACTTGGGAAGGAATGAAAAATGAGTACAATGAAAGGGCCACTCGCCGCAAAAAAGAAAAAGAAAAGTACGGTAAACAGTTCAGGGAACTACACGAAACCAGGACTTAGGAAAGCTATTTATCAGCGAATACTCGCAGGTAATAAAGGTGGAAAGCCTGGACAAATCAGTGCTAGAAAGATGCAAATGGTAGCCAAAGAATACAAAGCCAAAGGTGGAGGCTATACGTCATAATGGGTCTTACAGCACAACAAAAGTCACTTAAAAAGTGGACTAAACAAAAGTGGAGGACATTGAGTGGTAAAAATTCTATGCAGGGGCCGTTGGCTACTGGAGAGCGTTATATGCCAGCTTCAGCTATTCCGCAACTTACATCAGCTGAACATGCTGCTACCACTAGGGCAAAAAGAAAAGGTACTAAACAAGGTAAACAATTTGTCGCAAACACTCCAAAAGCTAAAAAGAAAATTAAAAAAGCGAGGGCATTAGCATGACATGCGATTGTAAAACAGATACATCATACCTTATTAAAGCAGTAACAAAACACGCAGAAGGACATATTGAAAAACACAAAGCAAATATTTTAGTTTATCTGGATAACCCTGCAGGAATTGGGGAACATTCAGATATTATAGAAGCTATTGAAGAAGAACTTAATGCAATGGCTATGTATGAAGACCAATTAGAGGTATTAGAAAAGTACTTCTAAGGAGGAATAAATGCCCGTAACAGTAGAACAATTTCTTAAATGGAAAATATTACCAAGATTAATGATGTTAGCTAGTACAGTTATG